CCACAGCTTTGGCGCTAACGGCCGTATTCCGTGACCTCCCGACGCAACCGCAGCGATAGTACCGCCGAGGCGGTACGGATCATGCGCGATGCGGGCAAGCCGATCGTGCCGCCGCCGCATGTGCCGCTGGACAACGGCGACCAGCCGTTCTTCGCAAATATCGTCGAAGAGTTTGCTCGGGCCGATTGGACGCCGCATCAGTTGGAGATGGCGGCGATGCTGGCCCGTTCGATGCACGATTTCGCCGTTGAATCGATGATGATGCGGGATGAGGGCGGGGTTGTAGCGGGCGATAAAGGCATGGTGCCGAACCCGCGCAAAGCCATCGTGCAAATGCACTCGAACAACATCGTGTCGTTTCGCCGGTCATTGGCGATGCACGCGACCGCGAAGGGCAAGGTCGACGACATCGCGAAGCGCACGGTGATGGCACACGAGATACAAGCGCAATCGCCGTTCAACGATGAGCTGCTCGCCAGGGCATGACCCGCGGCGAGAAGGTAATAGCATTCGTTCAAAAATATTGTTTTGTACCGGAAGGCGCGCACGTCGGCAAGCCGATGGTGTTGTTGGAGTTTCAGCGCCGGTTCATCATCGACATATATGACAATCCGGCCGGTACAAGCCGGGCCTATTTGTCGATAGCTCGGAAAAATGGAAAGTCCGCGACGATAGCGGCACTGGCGTTGGCGCACCTAGTGGGGCCAGAGGCGAAGCTGAACAGCCAGATAATATCTGGGGCGCAGAGCCGGGATCAGGCGGGCATCATCTACAAGCTCGCCGAGAAGATGGTGAACTTGAACCCCGAGCTGCGCAAGATCGTGCGCTCGGTGCCGTCCTCCAAGATGCTGGTCGGGCTGCCGATGAACGTCGAGTTCCGCAGCATATCGGCCGAGGCCAAGACGGCGCACGGGTTGTCGCCGGTCGTGGCGATACTGGACGAAGTCGGGCAGGTGAGCGGGCCGCGCGACGAGTTCGTGGAGGCGATCGAGACGAGCCAGGGGGCGCATGACGGCAAGGCACTGCTGATCGCGATCAGCACGCAGGCCGCGACGGACCAAGATCTCTTCAGCCAGTGGCTCGACGACGCCCGGCAGTCGCACGACCCGCGCATTGTGGCGCACGTCCACAGCGCACCGGAGGGCTGCGAGCTTTTGGACCGGGAGGCGTGGAAGGCGGCCAACCCGGCGCTGGGCGCGTTCCGCAGCGAGCAGGACATGGCGGATTTCGCCGAGCGGGCGGCGCGGTTGCCGAGTGCTGAAAATTCCTACCGCTGGCTTTTTCTCAATCAGAGGATCGAGGCGTCGTCGCCGTTCATCAGCCGGGCGGTGTGGCAGGCGTGCGGTGCGCCGGCCCTCCCGATCGACGACGTGCCGGTGTATGGCGGGTTGGATCTGTCGGCGACCAACGATCTCACAGCGCTGGTGCTGATCGGCAACGTCGGCGGCGTGTGGCAGGTGCATCCCTTCTTCTGGTTGCCGGAGGATGGGCTGCGGGAGAAGGCTCGGGTCGATCGCACGCCATATGATTTGTGGCACGACCAGGGCTATTTGATGGCGGCGCCGGGCAAGAGCGTCGACTATGAGTATGTTGCCGGTATTCTGCGCGGGTTGTTCGAGAAATATGACATCCGCAAGGTCGCGTTTGATCGGTGGGGTTTCCGGCATTTACAACCGTGGCTCTTAAAGGCCGGCTTTAGCGAAGCGGAGATTGCCGAGCATTTTCTTGAGTTCGGCCAGGGCATGCAAAGCATGAGCCCGGCATTGCGTGAGCTTGAAGGCGAAATCTTGAACGGGCGGATTGCTCACGCGAATCATCCCGTGTTGACCATGTGCATGGCGAATGCGGTTGTGCAAACCGACCCGGCGGGTAACAGGAAACTCAACAAAGAGAAATCGCGCTCACGCATCGATGGCGCGGTGGCGTTGACGATGGCGGTTGGTGCCGCGCCGACGAGCGACCCGCTGATCGATGTCATGGCGATGGTGGCGTGAGGCCGCTGCGCCTGTAACCGAATAACCGTCCGAGCCTAGAGCCTACTCAACGCCCCCGAGACGCCTCGGGCTGGTGGAGCAATCGTTATGTCCCTGGTCGTAAAAACCAGCGCCGGCAAGCGCGCGGGCACGCTGTCCTATGTCCTCTCGGACGCCTCAATCGACCGCTACGGCGACACGATCGACCCGCAGGGTTGGGAATTGGAGTCCTTCCGGCGCAACCCGATCGCGCTGTTCAATCATCAGCCGATGCTGCCGATCGGCACCTGGCGGGACGTGCGCGTCGAGGATGGTCGCCTGGTGGCGGATTTCGTGCCGGCCGAGCGCGGCACCAGCCGCCGGGTCGACGAGATCCTGAGCTTGATCGACCAGGACATTCTGCGCGCCACATCAGTCGGTTTCCGGGCCATCGAGCAAGAGCCGCTCGATCCCAAGCGGCCGCTCGCAGGCACGAAATTCCTGCGGCAAGAATTGATGGAGACGAGCATCGTCTCGGTGCCGGCAAACCCATCCGCGCTGCAAATCGCGCGCAGCATGAACATCAGCAACGACACGATGTCTTTCGTCTTCGGCAAGAACGCCATTCAAGAGACGGACATCATCACCGGCAAGCACGCCGACACGAAACGCCTTTCAGTGAAGGCGGCCCCGATGAACATCTCCAAACAGATCGAAGACGTACAGACGAAGTTGAACGCATCGCGCGACGAACTCACCGCGCTGGTGCAAGACCCCGAGCACGATTACGAACAGGCCGGCGCGCTGCAGACCGACATCGAGGCGCACACCCAGCGCCTCGCCAGCCTGGAGCGCAGCGAGAAGGCATTGGCCGCCAGGGCGGCGCAGAACGCGCAGAGCCTCACCGGGCAGACGCCGCAGGCAACACCCGCTCGCCGGCCGCTCGGCGTGCCTGCCAAGGAAGTCCCGCCGCGCGAGTTGCTGGCCCGCGCCGCTGCCGTCCACCTGACCAGTTACGTCCGCCGGCAGTCGCTCGACCAGGTGCTTGCCGAGCGCTACCCCGACCATGAGGCAACCGCGATCGTGACCCGTGCCGCAGTGGCGGGTGCGACGACGACGACGGCCGGTTGGGCCTCCGAGCTTGTACAACAGGCCAACGCCGACTTCCTCTCCAACCTCGACCCGAACGCGATCTTTCCCCGGCTTGCGGGACTCGGCACCAGTTTGCAGTTCGGGCCAGGATCAGGAAGCATCAAAATCCCGAGCCGGGCTACAACTCCAAGTATTAGCGGATCGTTCGTTGCCGAGTCACAACCAATCCCCGTTCGCAGGCTGGGACTGACCTCGATCACGCTGCTGCCAACAAAGGTCGGCGTTATTAGCGTCTTCTCTCGCGAAATCGCGATGTACTCCAACCCCGCGATCGAGGGCATCATTCGCGAAGGCATCGCGGACGATACCGCAATAACGCTCGACACATTGCTATTGGATGCCGTCGCTGGTAGTACAACTCGCCCGGCGGGACTAACAAATGGCGTTGCCGCACTAACAGCAACCGCAGGCGGCGGCTCGGCGGCGATATTGGGCGATCTGAAAAAGCTTGCGGCGCCGTTCTATGCGGTTAATGCAGGGCGCCGGTTGGTGCTGCTGATGAACCCGCAAGAAGCGCTGAGCCTCACCATGACGGCGGGGCCGGACGGCAATTTCGGGTGGACGACACAGTTTACCAACAGGTTCACGGTGCTCGAAAGCACGACGGTGCCGGCCGGTAAAATCTATCTCATCGACGCGGCGGACTTCGTGGCGGTGAACGGCGCGCCGGAATTTGAGGTTTCTGAGACCGCCACGTTACATTTAGAGGATACTACGCCACTTAATATCGGTGTAGCTGGCGCACCCGCAACGATTGCGGCCCCAACGCAATCTATGTTCCAGACTGCGCAAATTGCTATTAGAATGGTCGCCAGCGTGACTTGGGCCCTAAGGCGGCCCGGTATGATTCAATGGATAAGTGGCGTTACATGGTGATTGTGCTATAATGAAAGCGAACCGGCGGCGCGCTGTGAACGTGCCGCCGGCTCTAACCACCACCGATCGGATGAGGATCGCACGATGGCTGACAAGATCATCTCGCGCGCTCAGGCAAAGGCGCAAGGATTAAAACGATATTTCACCGGCAAACCCTGCAAATGGGGTCACATCGTCGAGCGGTTCGTCGATGGTAACTGCGTGCAATGTAGATACGACCAAAACGAGAAATGGCGACGCAGGAACCTCGATAAAAAGCGGGAACTCGAACGCGACTGGCGAAAGCGCAATGCCGCTAAAGTCAACAAACGCGGACGAGAGTATCAACGCGAGTGGCGCCTTCGTAACATCGAGGCGGCAAGAGAACGCGATAGAGCTTATTACAAGGCAAATCCCGAACGGGGTCGGGAAGCGACTAATCGTTGGAGAGATAAGAACCGAGAAGCGGCAAGGGCAGCGAACAGTCAGTGGTATAAGGACAATCCCGACAAACGGCGCGCTTTAGGAAAGCGCAAATACCAAAATAACGGCGAGCGTATTAAAGCTCGGAATACTGAATGGCGAAATGCAAATCCTGAGGTTATTTCCGCCCGAGACAACCGGCGGCGTGCTCGCATATTGAATGCGCCAGGGCGGCACACTGGCGCCGATCTTGTGGCAATCCTAAAGGCGCAGAACCACCAATGTGCATATTGCAAATCAAACTTGCGGAAGGTGAGAAAGCACCTGGATCATATCGTGCCACTTTCACGCGGCGGATCGAACGACAAGGCAAATCTTCAGTACACTTGCGAACCTTGCAACTTGAGCAAGAAAGACAAAGACCCGCTCGATTTCGCCCGTTCTCGCGGACTGTTACTCTGAAAGCATGAGGCGCTGATGCCGTTACAGGTCTTGAACGGCCCGGTCATCGAGGCCGGGCAGTCGTTGTCGGCGGGGCTTGATTGCACCTCCGGCAATATCGTCAGGTTGACGATGCCCTATGCCTGGGACGGCGCGAATCTGTCGTTCCAGATATCGAGCGACGGATTTGGGTACAACGACCTCTTCACGATCGACGGCAAGGAGATCGTGATCCCGGTTGTGGCCGGCACCGCCGTCGTCGTCGCGCCGCTCAACGATTACCTGAAGGCCGTGGCGTTTCTCAAGGTGCGATCCGGCTCGCGCTCGTATCCCGTCACCCAATCGGCGAAGCGCGATTTTGCGGTCGCTATCGAAGTCCCATGAGGAGGTAACAATGGCAGAGTCCACAAGGACGACCCCGCAACAGCAACCCGCCGGACCCCAGGACGGGAAGCGGCGGGAAGAGGAGCGGCAGGCGCGCGAAGAGGCTCATCGGCGGTCGGTCGAGGCGCTCTCGGCGCCGGAGCAGCCGACCCCGACGCAGGAAGAGGCCGACGCCATCAAGGAAGGGGCTATGGAAGCTCAACCCAAGGCACCGGAACCACCGGCGGGCGAGACCGAGGCGCAGCGCCGCACGCGCACCGAGCGCGAGGCCAAGGAGCAGCAACAGCGCGACCAGCGCCCCGACACGACCCGCAGCGGGTATCAAACCCGCTAATGCCCAACTGGCTGGCCCGCGTCATCCCCTGGAAGGCGCGGCAGCTCGAGGGACAGGTCAGGCCCGGCCCCTACATGCTGTCGTCCGGCTGGCTGCCGGCCGGGGCGCCGTGGAATTTCTGGCAATCGGGTCTCAACGTGCAGCCTTATGGTCAGCGCAGCGCGATGGTCGAGGCGTGCGTCAGCGCCTACAGCCAGACCTGCGCCATGCTGCCAGGCGACCATTGGCGAAAGCTCGCCAACGGCGGCCGGGAGCGGGTGAGCACGAGTGCATTGTCGCGCATCATGAAGCGGCCGAACGACTACCAGTCGATCTCCGACTTCATGCTGAACCTAGTGCGGCGTTTGTACGAGCGCGGCGAGTGTTTCGCGGTTGCCGTGCGCAACAGCCGCGCCGAAATCAGCGAACTGCATCTGGTGCGGGGCGGCGCCGCCCACATCGCCGAGGATGGCAGCATCTTCTATTCGCTAAGCGGCAACGAGATCATCGAAACGCGTCTCGACTTATCGCTGCCGATCCCGGCGCGCGATGTGCTGCACGTCCGGTTGCACACGCCGCGGCATCCGCTGAAAGGCGAAAGCCCGATTCTCGCGGCGGCGCTCGATATGGCGATGAGCGGCGCCGCATTGAATCAGCAAATCGCGTTCTATTTGAACCAGGCCCGGCCATCCTACATCCTCGAAACGGACGAGAAGCTCAACCGCGAGCAAACAGACGCGCTCAGGGACAGGTGGAACGCGCAGACGCAAGGCGAGAATGCCGGCAATACGCCAATCCTGACTTGGGGTCTAAAGGCGAAACCTGTCACGATTACGGCAAATGACGGGCAGCTCGCCGAGATGCTCAAGATGACCGACACCAATGTCGCGCTGGCGATGCGGGTGCCGTTGCAGATATTGGGATTGGGCGGGCCTACGTATGCGAGCACGGAATTGTTGATGCAATCGTGGATCGCCTCCGGCCTGGGCTTCACAATAAATCATATCGAAGAAGCCTTCGGGCAGTTATTCCAATTGCGCGGCGTGCCCGACGAGTATTTGGAGCTGGATACTCATGCCTTGTTGCGCAGCGCCTATCGCGAGCGCATGGAGGGGTTGGCGAGAGGTGTAATATCCGGCATTTATTCGCCCGACGAAGCTCGCGCGAGCGAGGATTTGCCGGAGGTGCCGGGTGGCGTCGGTAAGGAACCTCGCGTGCAGCAACAAGTTGTGCCGCTGTCATACGGCAGCGATTTGCAACCGCCCTCCCCGCAAGCTCAAGAACAACCGCCGTCACAAGACACACCCGCCGACGCAAAGCCCGACACCGGCGATGCACTCGACGCCGAGAAGGCAGCCCTGCTCCGCAGCAACTTCCGTGGCCAACATGCCCGACACTTACTTGCCGCTTGAGATCCTCGCCGAGGAACTCGGCGCGGTTGCCGCACGGATCGAGCGCGAGGCCAAGCTGACCGTGGCGGCGGGGATTGCCGAGGTTCGCCAAGTGCAGGCCGAGCTGCGCGCCGCGTTTGCAGAGGCGCGGCAACAGATCGAGGCCGTTGTGCGCGAGCGGCTCGCCGAATTGAAAGACGGCCCGGCAGGCCCACCCGGCGAGCGCGGGGAGCGTGGGGAGCCGGGCGAGGCCATCATCGGCCCGGCCGGGGAACAGGGCGTCCCAGGCCCGCCAGGCGATGCCGGCGCGGATGGGCGCAGCTTCGAGATACGCGGCACTTACGATGCCGCCGCCAGCTACCGCGCGCTCGATGTCGTGGCGCTCAACGGCGGCTCGTTCGTGGCGCGCATCGACAACCCCGGCGCCTGTCCCGGCGATGGCTGGCAACTGCTGACCCGCCAGGGCAAGCCCGGCGACAAGGGCGACCGCGGCCCCAAGGGGGACAGAGGCGACCCCGGCCATGCGCCCGTCGCTCTCGCCATTAATGATGAGGGGCTGCTGACGCTGCGGCTCGCTGACGGCTCGACCGTGACGTGCGACCTTTACCCGTTACTGACGCGGGCGCGCTGATGGCGGGCTACCGCATCAGCCGCGTCGTCGTGCCGGCCGAGAGCTACGCGCTGGTGAGCATCGACGACGCCAAGGAAGCACTCGGCATTGCGCTCGACGACATGAGCCAGGATGCGGCGCTGGCGACGCAGATCGATGCGGTGTCGCATGCCATCAACCGCTACTGCGACCGCATATTCGTGGTGCAAACCTACCGCGACCAGCTCCGCGCCGTGCGCTCGTGGCTGCGTCCGGGTGAGCCGTTGGCGACGGCGCAAATGCCAATCGCCGAAGCGGAGGGCGTGGCGCTGATAACGGTCACCGAGGATGGCGGCGAACTGGACCCGCTGAACTACGAAATCGACAGTGACCGCGGCCTCGTGTACCGGCTCGACAGCAGCGGGTTCGTCATCGCGTGGACCGGCAGCACGGCGGTCCTTGACTACACCGCCGGCTTTGACCCGATCCCGCCGGATGTGCAGGGCGCCTGCCTGGAGTGGCTCTCGGCGCGCTATCACGCGGTCGGGCGCGACCCGGCGCTGCGCTCGGAGACGATCCCCGATTTGATTAGCGTCGTGTACGCGGGCGAGGCTGGCGCCGGCACCGCCTCGGGACAGATCCCGCCAGGCGCGCGTGACTTGCTCGAACCCTATCGGATCATGTCGCTGTGACGCCCGAGACGATGATCGCCCGGCTCGACGCGGCGGTGGCGCAGTACGGGCAGAGCGTGACATTGCAGCATACCGCGGTCGACCCGGCGACGGGCGGCATCACGGTAGCGGACGAGGTGACGTGCGCTGCCGCGGTGCGGGCCTTCGGGCCGCAGGATTTGGAAGCGGGCGAGGTGACGGAAATCAAGGTCGTGATCTCGCCGACAGGTTTGGGGAGCTTCGGCATCCCCTCGCGCGACGACCGCATCATTATCGACGGCAACCCGTCGAACATTACGCAGATCGCGCCCCTCTCGTTCGGCGGGCGGCTGGTGCGGCTCAACCTGCTCTGCCGTGGCTGACGCACGCGAGGCCATCCTGGCGCGGCTGCCGGTGGTGGGCGCGGCGGTGGAGGGTGTGCAGGCGGTTGCGCGCAACCGGCTCGACGTGCCGGGCCTGGCGCGGCCAGCGATCATTTTTCAGGACGGCATCGAGCAGATGCTCGACCAGCCGGACGGCGCGCGGCACTCGGAACTGCAGCGCATCGAATTGTCGCCTGGAATAACCGTGGTCATGCGCGGCGGCGGCTCGGCCGATGCCGGGCCGCTGCTGTCGCTGTATCGCTCGCGGGTCGTGGCAGCGGTGCTGAACGACACCGAGCTGCGGTCGCTTGTCGGCAGCACTGGCCGGATCCGGTACGAGGGCTGCCTCGTGGCGCCGCCGGATGCCGAGGCCAAGGAGTACCGGATCGATATCACGATCGTTTTTACTTACGCCTTCCGGCTCGGCGATTTGTGACCGCGCCCGATATCGACTATCGCATCGATCAGATCGACAACGGCCGCGTCCTCGTGCGGCTGCACGAGTTGCCGCGGGAGATTCGGGCAAAGCTGCGGCCGGTTATCACACGGCTGACGCATGAACTCGCGGCACGGGTCAGAGCCGGGGCGCCACGCGGCAAGACCGGCCGGCTGCGCAGCCGCATACACAGCTTTATCGATGAGGAATCCGGCCCGCGGCGCAACTTTATTCGCGGCCGGGTTCGGGTGCTTAACTCGTATTCAAAGAATTTCGCCGCCGCAGCCGGCGCATTGGAGTATGGGCGCCGGCGCCGGTTTGAGGTGCGTGCGCATTCGGTGCGGCGCACCAGTGCGTTCGGGCGCCCGACAAAGCCCTACACCGTGCAGATGCCGGCACACGAGCGCCGCGCCAACATCGCCGCGATGCGCTTCTTGCGCGGGCCGGCAGTGGCGATGCAGCTAAAGGCGCGGGCCGAGTTGCGGCGGGTGCTTGCGGACGCGCTCGCCGAAGCCTGGTGAACCGAGAACGCCCCAACACAGGAGTCCGTTATGGCGACAGCGACGATCAATATTGGCGCAAACCCGGAGATCGAGGGATCGCTGAAATTTGTCGGGCAAACCGACATCGGCCCGAAAATCGAGATGATTCTGACGAGCGTGCAATTCGGCCCCGGTGCGGCAATCAATTTGATCGGGGATGAATATGGACTGATCGAGCTTGAAGGGCGCGTGCTGCTGGTCGATGGCAATTTCGGCACCGTGACCCACCCGGACGACGCGATGGTCTCGCCGAACGTCCTCAACTATTACGTTGGGACCGGCATCGTTTCCTGGCAGGGAGCTGGTGAGGTGACCTTCGCCGAACTCGGCAACTGCAATCAATTCGAGTTCGAGCAAACTGTCGAGCGGCTCGATCACATGCAACGAATGAACGGCATCCGCTCGATGGATTATTCGCCTATCGTGCAGCAGAGCGCGACGGTTCGGCTCCAGCTCGACGAATGGACCGCCCCCAACCTCCGGATGTACTTGCTCGACGCGGCAACCGTCGTGACACCATAAAATGCCCATCAACTTTCTCGACCTCGACCCGCAGCCTGCTGTCGACACCGTCACGCTGCAAACCAAAGGCGGCCCGGTCGAACTGGAGTTGACCGGCGTTCGGCTATCGACGCTGACCGAGCTGGCGCGCAAATACCCTGCGTTCGCCCGCGTCGTCGAGGGCGGCGCGGGCTCGATAATTGAAGCCTCGGAAGCCATGCCGGCGCTTATCGCGGCCGGGCTCGGTCATGCCGGCGATGCGGAATACGAAGCGAAGGTCCGGCAGTTTGGCGCCGCCGACATCATGACAATGGCGATGGTCGTCGTCCGCCTGACCTTCCCGACCGCGGCGCCCGTCCCTTTGGCAGACGCGGCGCCCAACGGCGCCGCCGGCGCAACGCCGGTTCACACTTCGCTGCGGCCATTGAACAGCTAGTGCAGTGGCACCATCCGGTCGAGCGCATCTTTGAAATGACGCCGCGGCAGATGCAAGCCTGGCTGCAGATCGGCGCCGCGCGCCGCTCCCGCGAGCGCGCCGAGGCGATTGCCGATGCCGCGCTGGCCGCACAGGGCAAAGCCGACGCCATCCGCAAGGCGGTGCGAGAACTCAGTGAGAGTTAATGCCTGATAACCTGACGGTCGACATCGCCGCCAACACGACAAAGCTCCGCACCGAGCTTGCCAAGGCCCAGGCCGATCTGCGCCAGTTCGGCAAGGATTTAAGACAGGCGACCGAAAGCGGTAACACCACCCGCGCGACCGAGTTGGCGGCGAGTTACGAAAAGACGCGAGCGGCCGCGGCCCGCCTCACCCGGCAACTGCGCATCGTCCACGACACGGCAAGCGATGCGGCACCGTGGTCCGAAGCAAGCAAGAATGTTGCGGGCCTGCACGGCGCCTTTACCCGGTTCGGGCGCGGCCTGACGACGATGGCCGACAAGACGTTTCCGGCCTGGCGCACCGCCCTCACGGTAAGCCTCGCCGGCGCCGCCGCGGGTGTCGCCAAGCTCGCCAGCTCGGCCAACGATTCGGTCGACAATCTCGGCGACCAGGCCGACGCTCTCGGCGTCAGCAGCGAATTTGTCGAGACCTATCGCCAGATCGCCGTCAAGGCGGGCGCCGGCATCGACGAGACCGACGCCGCGTTCGGGCGCCTGATCAAGAGCCTCGGCGAACAGCGGCGGGCGCTGCAAGACAACAACCAGCAATTCCAGACCCTCGGCGATCAGGCGGCAACGACAGTCCAGGTGTGGCGCGGCGGCGAAGACGCCGTGAAGGGCCTCAACACCGAGCTGCAGACTGGGGTCAAGACGTTGCGCGGCGGCCAAAAATCTGCGGTGGACTGGGCCGACACCTGGAAAGCCTTCGGCGTCGACATCCGCAATATCCCGGCCGGTCAACAGGGCGCGCAGGACGCCATCAAACAGCTCGTCAGGGGTTTCGATGCGATGAAAGACCGCCAGGTGGCGGCCTCGCTCGCGGCCGACGCCCTGGGCAAGAACTGGCGATCCATCATCGAGGTAATGCGCAATCTTGCGACGCAGTGGGATGCGACACAGACGGAAATAACAAACGGCCTCGGTTTTACGACGGAAGCGATGAAGAAGCAGGCCAATGATTATAAAATCGCCACTGGCACCATGCAGGCGAGCTTCCTCCGTATCCGCAACATCGTCGGTGTCGAGATCGGCACCGCGGTGACAAATGTGCTCAACGACCTGAACCGGCGGCTGCAGGAAAACAGCGGCGCTATAAAGGCGTGGGCCGAGAGTGTCGGGGTCGAAGCGCAGAAGGTCGCCGACGACCTGATCAAGATATTTAACAATCCGCAGATCGAGGATAGCGAGCTTCAATCCAAGCTCGCGCCGGTGCTGACGTTTTTCCGCGACTTGGGCACGGCATTGCCGCAAGTCATCAGTGGCCTGCGAAAGGTTGCTGAAGGATTTACCGCGCTCGCCAATGCAATAAATGCGGTCTTCCCGACCAATGTCAGCGGCGGCGAGGTCGCAGTTGTCGTTACCCTGGGCCTGATGACCGGCGCGTTCAACGCATTGGCGCGGGCGCTGTGGTTGGTGGCCGCGGCGTTCGTGCCGCTGTTGGCGGCAATGGGGCCGGTCGGCTGGCTCGTGCTGGGCATCGTCGCGATCAATGCAGTAATGCTCACCTTTACGGGTTCGTGGGACGTGTTGGCGAAGGGCGCCGACAAGGCAATCAAGGCAATCGGCGACGGGCTTGATTGGCTGGGGAAAAAGCTCAAAGCGGTCGGCGATGCCTTGGCCGGGCTCGGTTCCGCCAAGGCGGATTATAGCGGTGCCGACATTGCCGGCGGCGCCGCCCCGTACGCCAGGGGCGGCCGGGTGCCGGGTAGCGGCAGCGGCGACACGGTGCCGGCCATGCTGACGCCGGGTGAGTTCGTCAACAGCCTGCCCTCGGTGCGCTATTACGGCGCCGACCTGTTTCGCGCCCTCAATGCACGGCTACTGCCGCGCAACCTGTTCAGCGGCTATGCCGTGGGCGGGTTGGTCGACGCGCTGCACCGGCCAGTGCGCGGGTTTGCCGATGGCGGGATGGTCGCAACCTCATCGGACGGAGTACCGGTGCACCTGCACTTCCCGAGTGGCAGCCAAGTGCAGCTCCACGGCGACAAGGCTGTCGTGCGCAGCTTGCTGCGCGAGGCGCGGCGGGCCGGCATGGTCAGCGCCGGGCGGCCATTGGCGCTGGCATGATAAACGGCGGCACGCTGCTCGAAATCTCCGGCCCAGGCATGCCCACCTGGGCGTCGCGCGGACTGACTCAGACGCTCGACCCGATCGACGCCGCGTCGAACCTGATGCGGACGGTGAACGGCGACCTCGTCGATTTCAGCCCGCCGCAGATGCGAAAATACAGGAGCGTCATTAGTTGCACCGACGTCGAGGGTCCGGCCCTCGATGGCGTGTGGCCGGGTATGGTGCTGACCGTCAACTGCGTTGCGGAACTGGGGTTCCTTACGATCAGCGGGTCGCCGACCCGGCCTGTCGTGCCGGATTCGTCCCGGTTGGTCGGCGACTACACGTTCTACCGGCCGCAAATTGTGTTCCTGGTCGTCGCCTACACCGTGAGCACCGACGAGTATGGTGCTGCGGTGGCGTGGACCTTGGAACTGTCCGAAATTTGAGACTCAATTAAGTTGGTGGCACAAAGATTTTACTTCGCCTATGTCGCCGCGCCCGAGCCTTTCGACCCGCTCATCCACGCCGTGGAGGACGAGCAGGTTGTTGCGCTGACCATCAGCCAGGACGAGGGCGGGTTCGCCTCGCTCCAGATCACGGTGCGCAACCCTGGTGGACTCCTGGCGCCGGGGCGGCGCTCGTGGTGCTGGCTGTCATGGGATGACGGTAGCGATATCGTCCCGTTGTTTACCGGACGCATCGTCGCCGTCCCCGAGCGGCTCGACGGCGAGACCGTGCGGCTCCTGTTCATGGCGCGGCCGCCGAACTACGACAGCATCAAGAGCGATTACGCCGCCATGTTGAAGGTGGCTCCCTTCTGGGACAGCGTTTGGTTCCTGGGCGATCTGACCGACGCCGACGCGGTGCTCGATGCCTACGGCGCACAATGGCACATCGACCGGGTCACTCTGGAGCTGACGCACTCAGACGAGTGCGAAGGTGAGGACGGCGAGCTGCTGATCGGCGAAGAGGATCACACCTACGACAATTTCGATGCGTCGTACACCGACCCGCCGTTGTCACAGGTCGACATCGAGGGGACCCTGACCTGGACGCAGAGCGGAACGGGCACGATCGATTTAACAAAGCGGATCACCCAGGAGTTTAAGGCCGAGGGAACGATATACGCTTATGTTGACTCCTATACCGGGCTCATCACCACGCTAACGGGCGACGGGCTGATGACCTCATGGCCGAAGGGCGGCACGACGTTCGGCGGCGGGTGGACCGTCTCGAACGATACCAGCATTGGCGACGCCAGCGGCAGCTTCACGCGGTACGAATTGACCAGGCGATACCGCGGAATCCGCGGGGATTACCCGGAGGGCGATGAGGATCGCTCGGTCAGCGCCTATTACTTCCGGTCGCACCAGGATTACGAGGTGACATACGAAGTCTACGCCTTTGAGCAGCATACGCTGTTCGACTGGGAGGCGGACAAGAAACGCACCGAGACAATAAAGCTGTCCATGTTCGCCGACATACAGGGCGTGCTGGCCGAGCCGGGGGACGAAGCCAATATCGAAAAGATCACCATATCGGCCGACGCGACCGTCACCGAGCCGGACGCGGACGGATTCATGCCGATCGGCGACAAGCGGCGTAGGGCATATCTGCCGACCGACCGCGGCAATGACAGCGTGCAGCATCTGCTGCTGCTCGGCCGCGCCATGCTGCGGCGGCGGGCGCGGGCGGTAGAGATCCGATGCCGGGTGCCGTGGGAGATCGGTATGGCCGCCAGCCTGCGGATGAACGCGCGGGTCACCGACCGGCGCCTGCCGGGTGGCGAGGCGTCCGGCAAGATCATTGGCTATGAATTGAGCGCGGCCGGCACCGGCGAGTTCTACGGCGAGGTGACGATCGGCTGCTCGGTGGGTCTCGGCGGCGGCGTCCTGGCGGCGCCGGGCGAGCCGACCTGGGTGGAGGACGGCTATGTGTACGGCGGCTATCAGGTCGCGGCCGGCGCGGGCGTCACGGTGTTGACCGGCGATCTCGTCTACGAGACCCTGGACGATTTCGTCGTCGATGACGACGGCGTGGATCTGCTGTCGCTGGATGCGACAACCGCGGTGCAAAGCCTGACGGTGACCAACGGGCTGGGTCCGCAAGTGCTCGGCGTGAGCGACAGCGACGACCCCGCCATCTCGCTGAAGGATGCGCCGACAGAGGTGTGCGTCCAACTCGTGCCGGTGGCCGATCTGGAGTTCGAGACAATCTTCACGCCGACCGTCGAGGTGGTGCCGCTGCCCCGGACGATCGACCTGGAGGCGGCGTAAATGTCACTCGGCGGCGTGCTCGCCTACTGGCCGAAGAAAGAGATCACGAAGTACCGGACCGAGCGGATCGTCAAAAGCGAGCCGGAAGACAAGACAGAGCAGAACCCCGGCCTTTTGTGCTGGGGCACCGTCGGAACGCTGCCGGCGCCGGTCCCGCTCACCACTGGGTTCGAGATCGCGAAAACGGAACACATAGAGGAGTGGCGCGAAACCGAGCCTGTAAGGATCGAGAACCCCGACGATCCGAGCCACGCC